ATCAACGGTATCTGAGTACCCAGCTGCTTCAAGAATAGCAAGCGCTGCTCCCTCCACGTGTGGGTCTACACCAAAAAATGCGCGAACACAATCTGGAATTGGTCTGGAAGTATCGGTCATTTGCAAAATTGTGTCTGATGCAAAAGTTAATTCATTGCCTTGGTCGTCAAGAACTTCTTCTTCATTAAAAATAATTCCTCTAGTTGTATGACCAACTACAGAGCAAGCAAATTTTAATGAATCCATTCCGTTTTTGGAATCTTCTCCAGCATTTTTACGCCATGAACGCAATTGATTTTGCGTAATGTTTGGACTGATAATTAAAGTTACGCCTGGTCGTTCTGGCACATCTAAGTGAACAATTGGGCGTTCGACCTTCTTTTTGATTGCCGAAGTTAACTGCTGTAGTACAGTTTCTTCTTTTCTGCTTGCTGAATCAGCTTTTGCAACAGGTCGTGGTTTCTTGTCTTCATTTGGTTCTGAGTAAAGTTCGTTTGTCATGAACGACAAACTAGCACAGCAGTTAAAGTAGAGCCGTTAAAGATTAAGGAATCTTTCAATTCCAATTAAAATTATTAAGCGCTTGCCTTACTTGCTACGGTCGAAACCGAGAATGTCAAAGCAAAAGTTGATGGTGCCCCAGAAGATGAATCGCCGTCTGGTTCTGTAAGTCCTACAAGAAGAGACTTTGAATAAACGCGGTCTAAACCTGGAACCTTGAGGTCGCAGTTGTATGTTTCTACGTAAATGTCGTAATAACCTTTGCCTACAAAATTTCGCAATTCAGCAAGCTTTGCAGCAATTCCAGTTTTGCCATCAGTAGCAACTCTGTCGTCATCGTAGTGAGCAGTCAATGTGATGTCGCCAATATCAAAAGGCGCACACAAAACAGTTGGCGATGCAGCGCCACCTTCGTAGATTTTTTCTACAGAAGCTGTCAACTCACCACCAGAGACTTGAGCAAAGAGAAAGCTTTCCCACTTCGGAAGTGTCGCGCTATCGTGTGGGGCAATCCTTGCGAGGACTTGTCTTTGTGATACTTTTGCCATTTTTTATTCCTCCGTAACTCAGACGACTGACTTAGTCAGGTTTGACTTAATAATGTCGACTTCAATTTTGTCGCCGACACTTGAAACTCGCAAGCCAACTCGAGCCTTGATAAGGCCATCAGCAAGCTGGCTGACTGGGTTGATTGTCGAATCACACTTAACCGTGTATCCAAAATCAATTTGCTTACCGTTGACATCAAATGCCTCGAAAAGCGCTCCACTTGCTCTTAGCGGCTCAAGGACTGAAAACAGTTTTGATTCAACGCTTGCGAACACTGTGTTGCGACCATCAATAACACTGAAGATTAGGTCTTCAAGAGAATTATTGGCTTCAACAACAACTTTATTAACTACGTCTTGTGCGGTGATGTAGCGGAAGTTGACCGTATCGCTAGAAACGCTTCGTGCACCATAGATTCGTACAGTATTGTTAATCAAGCGAATTGCATTCACATAAGCCGTGTCAAGCACGTCTCCATTTGCCTTGTCCACATCAGTGGCTACACCGTTAACAAAACGTGCCACGGAAATCAAACCAGCACCTGGTTGATGAGGCCCTACTTGGATGTGAGCAACTGCTCTTTTGGCAGCCGCATAAGCATCAGGTGGGATTAAGCGATTCACTCCACTGGTGGATGTTGGTACGTAAACCCATGGGTAAAAGTACGCAACGTGTTCAGCCGCTACACCAGCTGCTGAAAGGGCGTTGCCAGCAGTTTGCGCTTCGGAAATCGTGTCATCAAAAGGACCATATAAAAAAGCAATTCTATTGCGCGAATTTGCATGATTAGCAAGGCCAGTTTGAACTGTAGTGTGTGAACTTTCTGGGCAAATAATTACACCAGTTCCGTATGATTCAAGAAACAAATTGTTAGCGGTGTTAACAATATCGCTAACCAGTGGAGCACCAACAGTTCCAGCACTTAAAGTATTAGAAGTACTTAAGTTTGCTGGGAGAGTTGCTGTTCCTGCGTCTACGGCAGTCACTTTTTTAGAAGCAATTGCGTGAGCGTTAATTCGTCCGACAATTTGCAAAGATGTTGAACAATTGCCTGAACTAAAAAACAAAACATTATTGTCAAAAAGAGTGACAATTTTTGTGCCAGCAACAGTGCCTGTTTCGACAACAACTTTAATTGCTGTACTCCAGGAACCAGGGCCATTAGCATTGATAGTGATACATGTTGCTGGTGTTGCTTCACTATTTGCAAGCGCAAGAGTGCCAGTTGTTGGTGCTGAGGCTGTTGCTGCAGTGCGAGCAATCCATGCGCGAGTGCCACCCTCTTCAAAGAATGTTTGGACTGCTGGATGAGCGTAGCCTGTTGAAATATAGCCACCGTAAATTGCTTCAAACTCAGAAAGACTAGTTACCAAATTGGCCGAGGTTACAGGTCCACGTTCTGTGACGCCGACCAAAAACATCTGTGAAGCAACTGGAGTTACCGCATTTGCTGGACCTGTTCTTACTGCTGTTTGTATGCTTACGCCTGGCATAAAACCTTCCTAATCTTTTTGAACACTAAGTTGCAAGAAAATAACACCTTGTTTGCTTCTATTGTACAGATGATTGCTGGTCAGTCTGTGCAACTGTTTGCGGAACTTCTTCTTTCTTCAGAGAAGCCTTACTAGCCAAAAAAGACTTCAAAACAATTAAATTTCCTTTTTTAACTAGCTTGTCAAGCACGGCATTGCTTTTGTCAGTTAAAAAAATTTGATTTACATGCACCATTGTCCCTAATTCATCTACCTCAACGGCTCCCAAAGATACGTTTTTGTAGACGACTCCAGATTCTTTAATGCTTTTTAAATCGATATCTGAAGATAGAAATGTTAATAATTGAGGCATTTTTAAAAATCCAATCTAGACGAGATGCTTAATTGTACCTAAAAAACAATAGCCGTAATAGAACTAAGACCAATTTGATGCTGACAGGTCAGTGTCAGTAACGCCCTGTTGTTTGACTTGCAATTGAATCTCAGCTGGATTTTCTTGAGTTGGTTGAAATATGTCGGTTCGTGTCACTATTTCATTAATTGATAATTCGTAACCTAAGTACGAACCAGCCATAACTCTGTCACCCTTAAGAAGGGTTGTATCTGAAAATTCCTCCCTCAAAGAAGATTCGTCAATCATCGCCTGAAATGTCTGACGAGAGTCTGTCGCCTGTAGACATGGGTAATCCAATAATGCCGAGCGAACCACTGTTGTAAGTCTGTCTCTAGCGATTGTCGCCTCTTCGGAACCAAGACCCCTGCACCAAACATAGGTTCTCATCTGATAGACAACTCGATAAAGGGGGTCAAAACCGTCATATGATTCTCTATTAAAAGAAGAAGTAGATATAACCACAGTAATGATTGTTGGCCAAGCATCAAGAGCTAGTGGCTCAAAAGTATGAAATTTTTCAGGAGTTGGAAGTTGAGCATTGCTTAAGTTCCAACCGTTCCTGTAACGATTACACCTTAACGGGATGTCTGTTTCAAGGTAGTTTGAAACGTACTGTTTAGCAAACTGTGCACCGTGCATCAAATAATAAGAATCAGTCAACATTCAAAACACCATTCATAACATAATTAGCAATTTTGTCTTTGAGTTCATCTTGCCAGATTTCTGGTGCAAACCAAATTTGTCTCTTGGGCATCTTTGTTGTTCCATATTGATGGAACTTTGCATAGTTCACGCCTTTTAACTCATAGGTAGCCCAATTATCATGGGCATCAACTTCTGGTCCAACAACAGCAACAGAATTAAACAGCGCACCACTCCTAACCATGGGTGGTGCTCCTGGAAAATTTACAGCTTTCCACGCAGCATATTTTGGGTCCAATGGAGCCCAACCACCAACAAGTAACCCTTGTCCAGTGTAGTTTGAGGCTAAGTATTTTTTTAAAGAAATTCCAGCGGCCCTAAGAACTGGCTCAAGGTTTTTGCTACGGCGTTTTACGTCTCGTAATTTTTCCTTAGTATCATTGATACCATATTCTTCTTTTCTGTAAGATACAAAAGGTCGCATCTAAGCAATCCGATGTCTTCTGTATCTTTTTAACATTGCTAATTCCTTGTCGGTAAATCCAGTTTCTGCTATCGCGACACCTCGTGGATTTAAATCCTTCACACCCACAACGTCGTCATGCATATTTTGCATTTCTCTTGTTGCGGCGCGAAGAATCATGAGTTTGAACATGGCAATGTTTGCACCTGCAAGGCCAGCGGTGTACGTAACTCTTAAAACATCGTTAGCAAATCCACGATAAACATCTATGCCATATCTACGAACCGTATAGTCTTGGTCCACAACCAGGACCTGTAATGGAGATTGAGTTGGAGTTAAAGTAACATTAGTAACTGTCACCACTGGGCTATTTCTTAAATAGATAGTCGTTGGTGGCTCACTATAGGTGACCGTGCCCTGGGCTGAAGTGCTGTCCAGGCTTTGATTATAAAAAAATGAAGTCATTGGTATTCCAACATGCGTAGCTGGAAGAACGTGTTTTTCGTTTGTAAATGTACCAACCTCAATTGGCCTATTTAGATAAGACTCTAATTCGCTTTGTAGGCCAGCCAACACAATGTCTGCCGCATCTAATTGCCGATTAGACAAAGTAATATCCATGTATGTTCTTAAATCAGCGGATGTTACAAGCATATTTTACCCCAATTTGGGAGTATTAAGATTTACCCGCGACGACGTCGCAAGGCTCCACGAGCACGGTTCACCAGTCGACCAACCGCTGATTCTCCAAGGATTTCGGGTACTGTTGCTGTTGGCCTACGACCAGTTCGACGTTGAGCAATAGCTTCATTTCCTCTATTTAGCAGTCTTCGCAGAGTTCCGCCACGACCCTCATCTTCGTCTCCACCGAGGTCTTGAGTGTCGCGAAAAATTTGAATCATGTTTGCTCCAAAACTGTTGATACCTAACGATTGTAGCATCTTTGTTGGCTAACGAATATTACCTATCGGCATTGGGCGGTCGTTCAGTCGTTGGACCATTATCTACTGTGCCAGCTGGCGCTTCAACTGGAACCCAGGCTCGTGAGTACTTGTGTTCTGAAATTTTTCGTTGTTTTAAAATTGTTGGATTAAAGAGAACTTCTAATTCATCATACTTCATAGTCAATAGCCTGTCAAAATCTTTTTCGTCATATTTGCCGCTATTAAATAAATCCCTAATTATTGACGACACTTTATGAGCCAACAAAATACCTCTACCCCTATTTATTTGTAAATGCATGAGCATTGCTTCCAGAGAATTGCAATCAACAAAAAAAACAGGAATTAAACCATTAATTTTTTTATTTAACTCCAATAAATCTTTTGCAAGCATCCAACGCTGATAACCATCAATAATTATGTTTGTTTCTTTTTGTGCCACAATTGGGGAAATAAAACCATTACACATTAAGGACGATGACAAAACAAGCAAATCAGGACGAAGAATATGTGTCGAGTGCCATTCTGGTTTCTGTAATTGTTCAACCTTAATCATTTCTATTTTCATGTAATCACCTTTAAGTTTTTAATCAATGTACTGATTTTCGATTTCTGAAACTTCCCTGACCGAGTGAACTTTTGTTTTTGGGCCAATGGGGCTGGCCGAAACCACAGAAGCAATTTGATTCAAAAACAATGTGCGGATAAGTTGATAAATAGTGTAAGACCTGGGGTCACTTAAATGCTTTCTCCTAAATTCTGCAACAAATACACGAGCTTTTTTAATTTTTGCTGGACCAATTACGTAGTCTTCGATAAACATAGATGCTCCATCAAAACCAAGTGATGCATATTTATTAATTATGTAATCAACATCAAGAGATGGCCAATAAAGACGTTGAGCATCAATATATGGGAAAGCCGTTACAAGTCGGTCATAGAATTCTGGCTCTGTTACTATCACGTCACCTATTCGTCTAATTGCAATCGCGTGCAATGGAATACCCACCCTAGTATTGCTACCAGTCATTGCCGCTACGTCATAATAAGAACAGTATTCCGCATTATGTTCTTCGCTTAAAAATTTAAAAACGTCATCAATTTGCCAATCGTAAATAACTTTTGCAAACTTTAAAGGAATATTTTTTTTCATTTTATAAGGGGTAACAATATAATTTTCATGTAGCTTTTGCACAAGTGAGCGATAGCGAATCATTGATTCATTTGCTCTAACTCCAGTAAGGAAAGCAACACTTCCAGTTTTCCCCTGCATTGTGTAATAGTCAATTGATTGAGGCAATGGTTCGGCGTGTGATAAGCCAAAGTGTTTTCCAGTAATTGCGAATGGTGGGACATCACGAACTAATCGTCCTTCGTTCTTACGTTTTTCACTCCAAAAAAGAACCGACTGCCTACGGCCGAGCACCCAAATTTCTGAACTAGATGGCAAACAATACCATTCCATGTTCACCCACGGATAGTTGCGAACCCGCTCAACATATTCAATAGTGCGAGGGCTGACCATTTCTTCATCTCTAAAAATCACCCTGACTGGACCTAGTCCACGTTCTTCGTGGACCTCTTTTGCTAAATAGAGAATTGCTGTTGAATCTTTACCTCCAGAAAACTGTACACACACAGTGTCAAAAGTGTCATAAACATGCCTAATGCGAGCACGTGCTGCCTCAAGACAATTTATGTCTAAAAACATTCTTTGTCTGGTCATTAAATTTCACAATGTTCGTCTATGAAATTCATGAGACGTTCGGCAGTCGTATTGCCATCAATGCTTGGATTTGCCCTAAGCCATCTAACAAAGTCATACCATCGAGATTGCTGTTGTGGGTTGTCAAAAACAATAGTGTATTGAACTACCGCTTGTGGGGCGGACGAAACTGAAGTCGAACCTTTTGTCGCGATTGAATTTTGGTCAAGATTTTTATCAACCATAATTTTTGACTTGCCATCGTCTTCGTCGGTTTGTACCATTTCTTTTATTTTTTGATTATTTTCCTCAATAGATTTTTCTTCATTTGAAAGAACAATGACTGGCGTAAAATACTGACTATCAATCGTTTCCGCAGCTTGTTTGCGTGTTGCTCTGTCGTCAATTACCGCCATCTCAAATTCGTCCCAGCCAAGACTGTCCCAAAGGGAACCATAATCAGCAGATATATCAACAAGCATTTTATGGAGCAAATCGTCGTCGGTATATCCAAGCTCCATGGTGCGGTTGTCGGCAAGGGCAAAAGCAATTGCTCTTTCGTCATTCCCTTCCAAAAATACACAAGCAATTTTTTCCCAACCAAGTTTTTTTGCAGCCATTAATTGGTGGTTTCCTGCGATAACTGTGGCTGTACCATCGTCGTTTTTCTTTGCAACGATTGGTTTTATTTGTCCGAATTCTTGGTATGAAGCCGCAATAGCATCAATATTGCCTTTTCGAGGATTTTTATCCAGATTGGTTAATGAGTCAATTGATACCACCAAAGACTTAAGTGAATTGTGAATATTTTCTACCATGTTCAAACCTGTGCTCTAACGTTGGCATTTAGTGTACGCATTGAATCCATTGACGTACGAAGGGAAAGAAGTTTTTCTCGTTTTGATTTAACTAAAGCTTCAGCACACTTAAAATCAAAATTTTGTTGGTCCATTTTATAATCCGCCCAAGCTTCACGTTCTTTGATAGAACCCTTAGCCGCAAGATATTCTTTTGCCCAGTTTGATTTATATAATGCTTCTTTTTTAGCTGCATCCAAAGCCAATTCTTCAAAAATTTCTGTTTCACTTTCAAGTAAATCAATTAAGCGCAACAACTCTTCTTCGATATCAACTTGACTAATCGGAAAACTACGACTCATTAGTAACCGCCTTATTTAGTAATTGAGATAATGGACTCCAATCTATCCTGTCCAAAGAAGACAATTGCTCTTTCGACCAACGAAACTTAGACAAACCAAATTTAGCCAGACCCATTTGCTCTAATACCCAAGCATCGCAAAGGTCATCTTTGTGGGCCCCAGAAAATTCCAAACCAGTCATGTTGGAAATAGATAAAAGAACATCAACTTTTGAAGCATTTCCTTTACCTGTAGCAAATTTTGCTCGACACGCAGGCGGCACGTCTATGACGGGAATTCCGTTTTGATAAAGAAGGGTTTTGATGACACCACCGAGCTCTCCTATCGAATGCGCGCGGCTAAATTTTGAACCAAAAGAATAACCTTCAAGCATTATTGCTTGTGGATTTTCTAAATTAATTATATTGAGCAACCGTTCAGAAATCTCAATAAGGCGTTTAGTACCTTTGTGTTTACTATTGATTGAAAATGACGTGCCAGAAATACAGACACCAGTAGACGTAAGCGACAAATCAAGGCCCATAATCTTTATTTCAAGCACAAAATAGAGATTAGTACAAAATTAGTTACCGTTCCCAACCATGCTTGGCAAGGCCTAATTCAAAAGCCAATTTAGGATAGTTGCCTATACGGTTGTGGCAGGGGCGACAAACAGCAAGCACGTTTTCTGAGTCTAATATTGACCCACCTTGCGAGCGCCTAATTAATTCATGGACATCGGCCGAGGGCAGTCTTTTGTACGTTGTTAATCCATCGTGTTTTGCGAATATCGGACAGGCTTGACAATATGGGCGCTCAGTTAATATTTTTTCAACAAATGGCCTTCTTAATTCGTATTTTTGCTGTTGTTTTTTACTTCTTTTCCGAATCATAAATTATCAATTGTAATATTTGAAAATTCCCATTTCCCATCAAGAGCAGCCCATAATGCTCTATCTATTGATGTTTCTTCTAAATCGTATTCATAAATCAAAAATCTATGGTTAGTTATGGCTTTGCGATAAAAATCAATTAAGGGGTCTACGGCCGTATCGTAATTTTTTGGTTTTTCGTTTTTTTCGATTAAAAGAACAACTTCATCAAGTCGCCTATCAACATGAAACTTGAATCTACTTATTTTATTTTTTTTATTTTGGTAGGCCAACTTAGCCTCTTCGGCCAATGTTGCTTCGCCCATTTCTTGATATCTAGAACTGTCGGATTCAGCATCAGAGCTTACGTTAAACAATTGTTCATCTAGATTCTCGGAAAGCAAAATCAAGGCAGTTTTCCAACGTTCCCAATTTTTTGGATTTAATAAAATTTGTTTTTGATTTGAAGAAATTTTGTTTTTAACATCTTCAGAAACCAAGCGAGCAAAAGCATCATCATTTAAAATTTCATCGCCAAACATTAGTTGCCCCACGCTGGACAAATTGACTTGTAGGAACAATAATCACACAATTTGGATTTTTTGGCTTCAAAAATTCCAGTTTGACAACGCTTGTCTACTTCTGATTTTATTCTACATATTCTATCAATTGTGTTGTTTAGCATTTCTTGATTTATGTTTTCTGTAAATTTGACCCCATCTTTTAAATAAATTAATTCAAGAGACGAAACGGGTAATTCTTGGGTTGTGTTCATTAACGCCGCATAAATGCGCAGTTGCTCAAATTTACCAGATAACCAATTTTTGCTTGGTGTTTTTCCTGTTTTGTAATCGGAGATAATTAAACTGCTGTTTTCAGACTTGGTATATCTGTCTATGAAACCCTTGATTGCTACACCTTGTAACGAAGCATTTAATTCATGTTCTATGCCAGCTGGTGTAATTAAAGTCGGGTCTTCAACAAGCCATAAATTTTCAATACAGAACCATGCTTGCCAACGTATTTTTTTTATTTCACCAGAATTCCTGACCAAATTGGTTATTTTTTCTCCCCAACCTTTATTTGCCCAACAATCAGTTGCAATAATCCTTGCATTTTGGACAGTTCGTTCATTTTGGGGTAACGAGTACAAAACCTCTAGAACATCATGCACGAAATTCCCCAACATAGCTTCTTTCCCTGAAGCGTCAGGTATTAAATCAATTTTACTGTATTTGAATTTTAATGGGCACTGTTCAAAAGTTGATAATGATGAAGGGGATAAATGTGCTGGTGGTTTTAAGTCTTCTTTATTTTCGTTCAACATATTGCCCACCGAGTTGAATTCGAACAGCTTCGGTGTGTAAAAATTCAAGAACTTCTGGAGTGACATCCTTGGCAGATGTTGGTTTTGATGCGTCCTTGTATTTACTTATCCATGAATTATTTAATTCATCTTTTTGAGATTTTGTTAAGTTTTTGGAAACCTGTTTAAAATTTTCCCAATTTAATTCATGTGGGGTTGGTGGCTCATTAGATGCATCAATTGCTTGTTCAATCTCTATTGCGTCGTCAGAACGTGCAAGATATAAACCAATACCTAAAGTTTGAGCTGCTTTTTTCAAAGCATCAGAAACGGCGCCCTTTAGTTCGTCACCAATATCTAGCGGCTCTTGACTTTTGGTTAATTTAATTCTCTGTCCACCAACACCATCTCTAGTGATTGTTTTGCCATCAATTTCAACGGTCACGGTAACGTGGGCGACTATTGATGTTCCTAATTGTTGCCAAGTTTTAACTTGATAAGACCAGTTTTCTACACCAATAATTTTGTTCATCCTGGTGATGACTTCGCTAACTGGAATATAAACAAGGCTGGCCCCACCCTTATTGAGGGTGCGCTCCATTTCTACTGGAAATGGTTCTGTCAATAATTGGTAAATGTTACTCACTAGATTTTGTTCCTTTAACTATTAAATTTGTTTTGTATTCACCCTGTTCGCAATATGCATCAGGATTGATTCCTATTTCGCTTAATTTACCAACACGCCAGTAAGAAACTGCTGCGTAATCAAGCAGTTTGACAACCATGTCTTTTGCGTCCATAACTACTTCGCCAGTATCCATATCTACTGACATTTCCGACAAACGTTCTGCAACCCTACTGGCCAACTCTGGATTTTGCCATTTTTTACGCTCCGTTGCGCTTTTCTTCTCCAGTAGGCCACCCGATGGCAAATCTACAATCGAATCATTACCCATTAAATCTAAAACTTTTTTAGAATAAGAATCATAAACCACGGATAGGTCGCGTTTAATCTTGTTCAGTTGTAAAAGTATTTCGCCCGCTTCAGTAATCGCTGGTGACTTACTTGCGTACTCAGTTAAAACTTCGTCAATATAACGAAGATTGGCTTCAAACGTAGTAATGAAGTGGCCGTATTCAAATTTAGTATCTGGTTTTTCGGTAACGTGAGAGTCTGTCATAAATCCTTTAATTTAATTAAGTTAGTAAATACCTAAACTACAATACTGACTTTTTTTCTTTGTGGCAACCCTAAGCCAGTTAAATATAAAAACGCACCCGAAGCAGAGTCGACTTGGTCATCGTGGTCACATGCTTCAGGGAAAGATGCTAATTCATCCATCCATTCAGACAACCAAGAGCCTCTAACTACTCTTACGTTGCCATTGGCTACCGCGGCAGCAAATGGTCTTGCTCTAGTAATTTTATCTCCAGTTGAACGTATTGCGGAGAAATCAGAACCAGGCAATACGTATCGTGCAAATTGGTCCACTAATGCTTTACCCGAAGAGCCTGGTTCTTGCTCCATACGGATTGGTACGTTAAGACCATCTTCGTAAGCTGTTTGTGCTATGAATTGTTCGACTTTTTCATGTTTTAATCTTGCTCGTTTAACATCCAAAATATAGGCAACACCTTGGTCAAATAGCATCAATGTCCCTACTGTCCAGTCTGGATTGGGTGTCTTGTCTGAAGGTTCGGTCGCTGCAAGGTCCCAAAACCTAACAACTTTTGCCGAAGAGGTGATTGGTGGTAATTCGTTATTATCAATAATGACAACAGATGTTCTTTCAAACATTGTCCCTAAAGTTGTTGACCACCAGTCGCCCTCTTCAAGCCTTCGTCTCTCAACTGGGTCAAGCGCAGAAAGAGATTGCCTATAAGAAATTGCATCAATTCCAGGGTTGTCTGTAAGTTTTGAGGGAACAAATACCCTTTGCTTCTCTTTGCCCTCAACGATGAATCTTTGCCTAACCCAATTGGGGGCTGGGTTGGATGCGCATCTCATTCTTAATGGCACTTCTGCTAATGGGCCTGATGCTGGGCGACGAAGACGAGAGAACAGGTATCTATAGTCTCCTTCTCTTATCTCGGTTACTTCGTCCATGCCTATAAATTGAAACTCGGAACCTTTATATCGAAGATAGTCACCAGCATTGTTTAGGTAGCCAAAAGAAACTCTGGCGCCAGATGGGAAAGTCGCTATAAAACTGTTGGCATTCCAATGGACTTCTTCATATCCAGACATCCATGTCCTAAATCTGTCCATTAAGGCTCCAGGCAAGGAAAGGTCAGCAAAAGTGCGACGCAAAAGAAGCGCTGAATAACCAGGCACATCAACATACTGTAGGGCGGCCATTAATAATGCAGATGACTTACCCCCACCAGCAGCACCACCAAATAATGCTTCAATTGAATAAGTTCTCAAAAAAACTTTTTGGTTTACGGATGGGGTTTCTGGACAAAATAATGGCTTTTTGGGCTCCAGATATTCTAAAACTTTATTCCAATCATTCACGATTTATCTCCAATGAGTTCTATTAGTATGTCATACTTATGCGCTAGGTTGGTGGGAATGAAGAAAACACTGGTTTTTCTAAAATCAAAATTGAACCGCACTACCTCCGCGAATTTGCTAATGCTTTCATTTATACTGTTTAGTGCAGTTGGAGGATTCCTTATAGCACCCCCAATTGGCTTCCTGGTGGCAGGCATATCGTGTGGCATATTCGGTTTTATTTTGGGCGCTGATTAAACGTGGCATGGAATTCAGCAAATAACAAATCCGCCAAAGGCGCATTTTCATTTAAAACTATTGGCCCTGGCGCCCCAGTTGCCCAAAATCCTGCTTTTGTTGGGAAACCATATCGAGACATGTGGGATGTCGAAAGGGCATATAGGGAAGGTTTTCAAAAAGTTACTTGGGTAACAAGATGTATTGATGCAATTGCTGGAAACCAAGCACGACTTCCAATTATTTTGCGAAAAGAGAATTCGCGCGATGGAGAAATAATAACTGGGAGACGAGCCTTCAATAATCCCTTAGTTGAAATTTTAAATACAAAAGCAAACATGGGGGAAAATGCTTTCATCTTTAGGTACCGCCTATCTTCGCAACTGTTAATGAGCTCACGCGGAGCATTTATTGAAAAAGTCAAAGGCCGCGATGGTGGAGTAATTGCTTTAAACCTTTTACCACCACAACACACTGCCCCAATTCCGCATCCAAAAACTTTTATCTCTGGCTATGAAGTCGCAATGCCTACTGGTGAGAAAATCATCCTTAAACCAGAAGATGTTTTGTGGATTCGCCGACCTCATCCTCTTGACCCATATTTGTCTTTGACACCAATGGAGTCTGCTGGTATTGCAATTGAAATTGAAAACTTAGCAAAAGTTTATAACAGAAATTATTTATTAAACGACGGTCGTCCTGGTGGAATCCTTGTAGTTAAAGGAGAAATTGACGAAGACGACAAAGATGAATTACGCAATAGATTTAGGGGTAATTTAACACGTGCGGGAGCTACTACAGTAATTGCTGCTGACGACGGAGTTGATTTTGTAGACACTTCCTCAAACCCCAGAGATGCGTCCTACGTACAAATGAGACAAATACAAAAAGAAGAAATTTTGGCCGCTTTTGGTGTTCCCGAATCCGTGATAGGCAATGCATCAGGGAGAACTTTTTCTAACGCCGCTGAAGAGCATAGGGTTTTTTGGAATGAAACAATGCTCCCTCACTTAGACCTTCTCGCTAGAGCTTTAGATGAATTGGATGATGTTAATTATGTAGATTTTGACACAGGCAATGTTCCTATCTTGATTCTTTACAAACAAGAACGTTCACGATATTTCATGGATGAATTCAATGTTGGTTTGTTGAGCACTAACGAGTACCGAACTGCAACTGGAAGAAAAACAGTAAAGAGTGATTTAGCAGATTCTCTTTTGATGAATCCAAACTTGACCCCAATAGCTAACACCGAAAAAGAAATGGAGCAGCCGCAAGCTGCAGTACCTGGCATGCCTGGAGCCCCAGGTATGCCAGGAGCAACTCCAGAAATGCCAATGGCGCCAGATGGGACAATGCCAAGCCCCCTCGCAGTACAAGATGGGTCTGCACCACAGCCAGACACTATGTCTGGCGCTTTAGCAGCAGAAACAGGAGCACCACAAAACACTGTCGCTCCCCCACCAGAGGGACAGCTTTCAGCCAATTCTTTTGGGGAGATTGAAACAAAAAGCGAAAATTTGGCTTTACAAAGATGGACTGAAATTTTGAATAGAAGCCTTGAAAGAACAATTGAACGCCAACAACGTGTTGTAATGGAAAAAGCAACTGGTGTAAAAGCTAAAAAATCAATATCTACTGGCAATCTTGATGTTTCGACCATCTTCGTAACGGAAATTTGGAACAAACAAATGGATGAAGACATTAAGCCAATTTTGTCAACAATTATTCAGGAATCAAATAAAACATCTTTGTCAAACAAGAGTCTTCAAAAAGAAGATATTGATGTGTACCTTGACTCACAAATGAACAGAATTAAGCAAATGAATGATGAAACTTATTCAATGTTGAATAAGGCATATCTAGATTGTCTGCCAGTTATTGATGGCGAAAATAGAAACATTGTTTTTAGGGCCGATTGTGTTTCTGCTTTTTCAAATCTTTTAGGTAGCGAAATTTATGAATTGGCGGAACAAGAAGCTCGGAGAGCTTGGCAATTCGGAAATTAATTTAAGTAAATTATTTTCTTTTACTGAAATTAAGTTGAATACCTTCTGTCCTGTAGGGCCTTTATCAATTATTATTTAGGTACTTCGCAACAAGTAGGTTAAATGAACTCAGAAATTAAATTTAAAGCCAATACTGGCCAAATCAATATTGATGAGGCACAGGGTATTGTTGAATGTTTTGTTGCTGGAATTGGCAATAAAGACAGCGTTGGCGATATTGTTATTTCGGGCGCTTTTACAAAAAGCTTAACCCGTCGCAAACCGCGTGTTGTTTGGGGCCATAATTGGAATGACCCAATTGGTAAAGTTTTAGAAATTTACGAAGTCCCATCCAATGACCCCAGATTGCCTTCAAAAATGAAAGCCGCTGGGATTGGTGGCTTGTTTGCAAAAGTCCAATTTAATTTGAATTCCGAAAAAGGCAAAGAAGCTTTTGCCAATATTGCATTCTTTGGCGAAGAACAAGAATGGTCAATTGGCTATAAAACCTTAGATGCCATCTACGACAATACTCGACAAGCAAATGTTCTAAGAGAAGTTGAACTTTATGAAGTTAGTCCAGTTTTACATGGGGCCAACCAATTAACTGGGACCATCTCGGTAAAAAGCGAAGAAGAAAAAATGCACATGTATGCAACCAGCGGTTCACCAATGCCGATTGTTGAAAAACCCAAAGGTCCAGTTGACCCATTTGCACAAGGGGTGGCTCAACCAGCAGATAGCGACCGTGTTGCGGCATTAGAAAGAGAATTAACTTCACGCACTGGCGGCCCAATCAAGGTGATGAAAGCGACTGAAAGTTCCGTCATGTTCATGAAGCCAGGCAAAGGAATGTTTAGGCTCGGATATTACTTTGATGGGGAACAATGGATGTTTGGCAAACCTGAACAGCTTGGTCCATCAATGATGAACTTGGCGCCAAGACCAGTACCGACCCCTTCAATTCCTGCTCTTGCTTATTCGACCCCAAGAAGTCCAGAGAATCCAAGTGTTGTTTTTGGAACAGTAATGCCTAAAAACGACGAAAAAACAGCGATGGATGAACTTGATTTCATTCTTGACGAAATTAACCAAGAAACAAAAGTTGGTCGTGCAATTAATAGCCGTACGGTTAATAAATTAAAAAATGTAATTGAAACATTGCAAGAAATTGTTGGCTCTGAAGTTGAGACAAAGTCAGATTTTATTGTTGAATGTGAGCCCAGGTTTGCATTTAAAACAAAACAACTACTAGACCCAGTATTTGATTATCACCGCGTAGAGACGCTTGTGACAGAAAATGGAATTTTAATTACTTCAGAAATCGACAACGATGCATATCAAGCCATTGAAACCGCGACAAAAGGCATTGGTAAAATTATTGGTCGGTCACTTGGTGGCGGTGGTAAGGGAAAAGCAAGGCGCGCTAGAGGCGCGCTTTCTAAAATTACTGGGGAACTTGACCCCAAAAAACGACGAGACATTGACAATGACGGCTTGATTTTCGATGGAACCTGGCGCGAAATGCCCGCCCCAACAAAAATGCCAACCAGAAGTCCAGTAGCCCGCAGTTCTGGCTTAAGAAGCAACAGCAACCCATCAAAATTTACAACTTCAATGACAAGACCAATTGCTGAAAAATTGATTAAAGCAATTGATACAACCGCCGCACCAGGGTCAGAAATTAATCCAGACTCTGTTTTGGGCAGAATAAAACAAAGCCTTGTTGCAAACAGATATAAGGGCTCAATTCAAATTGATTTCGACCCACAAGACATTTCTGCAGCACTATCAGAAATAGAGAGTCAAGACGCAAACAATGCTGATATTAAATATTTGAAAGATTCTTTAAATAAAATTATTGAAAATAAAGGCGGCGAATTAAGGGCAAGGAAAGGTGGCGGCGGTCGAAGAATGGGTTCAAAAACCCAAACAAGACTGGTCAAGCCTCCCGCAACAAGTAGCGCAGAAACTTCTCCTAGACGTGTTGAAATAGCTAAAAGAATGGCTGACGTACAACCAAATAATTGGCGCCTAATGTCCCTCCCTGAAAAAGAAAATTGGCTACTCAACGAAGCGCCAACGCTTGGTTTGAGTGAAGAGGTTCGGTCACGTCAGCTTGACATGATAAACACGCAAATGTTGGCTGATGAAGAAGCAACAATAGCAAAAGCCGCAAGAGCCAAAAGACTTGAAAAACTAAAGGCTGAAAGATTAGAAAAAGAAAAAAGAGAAGGCGAATCTAGGGCTCAAACAAAACCTAAAAAAGAAAAACCTAACCCTGAAAAACCAGAATCTTCTGATGAGTCGGAAGAAATTTCAAAGTTTTTGAAAGCCACGGAAAGATTACGTCAATTTTTGGATGCCAATGAGTCAGGACGTGGCAACGTAAGAAAATTGCTTGACAAACAAACCAGAGAGACTCTTGCTGCTGTTGACTCAGAACTTGGTGATGGAGAAACAGCTGAATCTCTTAAAAACGCTGAAAACTTAATTTCCAACCTTCTTTCCGAAATGCAATTAGACCTTACAGAAGCCAGCACAGTGAAAGAAGGAAAACTTAAGGAATATTTAGAAATTATTGCATCGTCAATGGCTGCCCGCCGAGCTGAATTGGAAGAAATTGAAAAACCAACAGAAATCACCCGAGAACTAAACCCTCTAGATGACCTAATCGGTGCTGCTGGTGGCGACGACGATATTTCTGATGTTGTGTTTAATAGCATAAATAGTGCCACGAATTACTTAACGGCTAGGTCTAGAAGAAAACAGGGGAGCTCAGGAGTGGTGGGCCTGAGGTCCAGGACGTCAACCAACAAAGAAAAGGCGCCAAGAACTCAAATTAATGCCGAAGCAACATGGTGGAATGAAATAGAAACTTCATTACCAAAAGAAATATCGAAAGCAACCGATGATAAAACAAGAAATGGCTTGCAGCTATTGCAGTCTATTTTAAAACGTCAAGAATCTGGGAAACTTGGCTCAACAAGAACAAATGCTGGGTCTTTGACAATTACGGCAGATGAAGCAGACCAAATTCTTGATGCCGTAATGGCTGTTGTTGACAGACAAGTCGGCTCAAGCGGTTCTAGGGGCAAAATATTTGCCGAGCTATTAGAGAAGGTTGCTGGTGCGGCAATGTCTACCTTTATTGAAAAAACAACTCCACCCATCGGCGCCACAAAAAGAACTGTAGAGAATTCACGAGGCCAATCAGTCACAATCAAAAATTAATTAATAAACACTAAAACACGAATAGTTCCGCCACAAAACGCCTTGTGAAGTATAATTTGTAAATTAGGAATTTCATATAACAGCGTAGATTCGAACCGTTTGAAAAAACGGACAATTTCGTGTCTATTCAAAACTATCAAGGAGTCAGCATTATGGGTCAGCAAGACGGTAAATCAGTAGTCAAGGTTGACGGTGATGGAACTGTGCTCAAATGCGCAAAAGATTTAGGTTCTGTTTGCGGCTACGTCCCTGGTGCGAAGGTTTGCGGGAAATGCGGAGCTATGCCTCTTCAGATGAAGGCTGCCATGGCAATGGACGAAGACATGGTTGAAGAAGAAGAAATGATGGAAGAAGAAGTGGTGCCAAAAAAAATGTACGGAATGAATCCAAAAAGAAAACCGCTAAAAATGAAAGCGGAAGATGAAATGGAAGAGGAGGAAGAAGAAGAAGAAGAGCTTCCTGTTGAAGACGTAGAAACGCCAGAAGACGACGAACAAGAAATGGCAGTAGAAGAAGACGAAGAGGACGAGGAAGAAGAGGAAGACGAAGATTCACCAATGGCTTCTTTAAATGCTATGAAGGAACTTCGACTTGAGTCCCTTGGTTACAAGTCTTTAGATGTAGGTCGCAATGGTTACATGTGTGCAGTTGACCGCAAGGTTTACCCAGGCGGCACAAACGTATGCGAAGATTGCCCAGGTGGCTGCATGTCCGAAAAGGGTATGCCTGGCCTTCTCCATGTTGAAGGTCTTGCTCAAGACATGTTTGAGGGCAAAGTTATCGACTCTGGATACTCGTCGGAAGCCGACATGTTTGTTGTCGATGTAGAAACAAAAGATGGTCGCACCGTAGAAGTTTTCATGGATGGCACGAATGCGGAAGTTCTTGGTTGGCACAAATTAGATTCTGATGCTTTTGAGCAAAAGTCTTTAGTGGACCAAATGTCGCTTATTGACTTTAATCAAGCCGCAGAAATTGCGGTTAAGTCAATCGAAGGACAAGTTGTAGCAGTAGAACCAGATGTGTTTGAGGGCTATGACACTTATGCTGTAGAAATTGATGGTCTTGACGGTAAGTCTTATGATGTTTTCGTAGCCCTTGATGGAGAAGTTCTTGGCTACGACAAGTATGAGCCAGAAGAATCAGAAGAAATTGAAGCAGAAGCTGCAGAAATTGCACTTAAGCGCGCTTTCTCTGATGAAGAACGAGAGAAGATGTCTAAGGAAGGTACAGCACTTGCTGATGGTTCTTTCCCTATTGCTAATCGCGATGATTTAGAAAATGCTGTCAAGGCTTATGGTCGCGCAAAAAATAAGGCAACTGCTAAACAGCACATCATGAAGAGAGCTAAGGCATTAGGCGCTGAATCAGCAATTCCTTCAAATTGGTTGGCTCAAGGAGAAAAATCCGAAGTTGCTGATGATGTAAAATCGGATACAACCGTAGCTGATAATGAATTTTTAGCGTCGCTCCTTGAATTTGAACTCCTAAATTTGGAAGTTGACGAAAAAAATTCCTAAAAGAATTTGACAACTTCAAGAAAATGGAGCCCGTTATGACGGGTAAACAATTTAAAATTTCACGCCTACACACAAGCGCTAGATTCGTTGCCCCACCAACCTTAAATGAACGCATAGACGCTTTCTTAAACAAAGAGTTGCCGAATGTAGGTATGTCTTTTAAAGCTGCAACAATTAGCAAAAATCCAGTTGCTAAAAATGCACCTAAAAGAAAAAGGGGGAAAAGCTCAATCAAAAGATTTGGTATGGCGGTCTATGACCCAAATGCAACTTGGGCTCCTGGGAAAGTTTATGTCCCATGGATTATGAAGCACAACAGAAAAAATAACGACACAATTCCAAATGTTGGTTGGGTTGATGCGGTTAAAACAATTGACATAAAAGATGTAAAAAAAGTTTTTAGAAATTACAACAATCAAAAAGAAAATAAACCATCTTTTAATTTTTCTGATTCAAAACCAAATCCAAGAACTGGGGGTTTTGAGAAAAAAGCATTAGGTGCATCAATCGGCAGAATTGTCCCAGGCGGAGATATTGGGACAAGGGCAGCAGCAAAGATAGGTTTAGTCGCTGACGCCTTGGGCAAATTACGCTGCCCCCCTGGAGTGCCAGCAGCAAACCAATTCACAGACTCTGTTGGTTCTAACTGTTTTGACTTTATGCCAGACGTTGCAAAACGATTGCTTAACGCAACAATTAATAAAGGACAACTAGTGATGTCCGATATTAATAAAATTGCTGGAATTGAAAACGTACAAAGAAGAGAAAGTGGGTTAATTGTCCCTAGTGGTTTAATAGTTCCACAAAAAGAATTAATTATTCCATCACTACTTGGGCCCGACGGTAAAATTGTTGAAAAACTACAAACCATTGAACCAATTGTTTTTGCAGACACCATTAGGGGTCAGCTTGCAAGAGATTATCCACAAATCGACGTTGAGGAACGAGAAAGGATTGTGGCCCTAGCTGAGCAACGTGCGCGCTCGGTGCAAACCATCAATAATAAAATAAAAACCGCTATTGATTACATGCGTGAATTAGGCATTGATGTTGACGAGAATGACCCAACAAGTATCACCGCTGGCGTAATGAAAGCTTTGCAAATACTTAAAGCTCGAGGCTGGGATGTTGAATTCGAAAACCTTTTATGGGGTTCTCAAATGGATGGTGCCAATGACTCTTTGACCGTTGAAGAAATGACCGCACTACATCACAAAAACGTGCTTTCTCAAATTTTTGAAATGATGAGAGATGAAAAAAATTTAGAAAAATATTTTTCTTTAGAAGAATTAGATACTTTTGAAAAAAACCCAGAACTTTCTCCAGAAAATTTACCACGATTGAGAGAACGAGTTTTGCGTGCAATTCTTAATCAAAATTATGATTCATTGTCGCCGACTGAAAAACTTGTGGCCGAAAGGGTCTCGTATAAATTTGATGAATTTTTAGCTTTTGAACATGGATTTTTGCTTTCAATAATTGCTGAGCATAAAGAAAATCCAATGGATGTAGAACTTATAGACGGTTTTAGAATTATGGACCCAATGTCAGAAAGAGACAGGGGTACTGAAGCCATGATGCTGCCTGACGAAGATGGCAAACTAATAATGCACTTAAACCCAATTGGGATGATATTGGAAAGCCCGCCACAGCCACAAAGTGCGGACAAATGGCGCTTATATAGAAGCGATGGTAAGGGTTTAGAAATTGAACAAATAGAAGCAATTTCTAAAATTGTAGATGCGGGTCAGCGAAAGCAGGCATTAGATGCATTTTTACGACAAGTTCAAATTGGCGATTCGTCAGAATCTCGCGATAGAAGCCAACATTTAGCAATATTGTTTTCGGAACAAGCTGGCTCAATCGGACGAGCAGTTTGGATTTTTCAACACGAACTAGCACATGCCAAACAGTATGCGTTGATTGCATACCTCATATCTCATGACCCTGATGGTAAAAGACTTAAAGGTATGACCAACGCAGAAATAATGTCTTTGGCAGACGAATTGATTACTGGCGGCAACTCCCTGATGTCAATGGAATCAATACTTAGCAATCCAAAAGTTATTGATTCAGCATTTGCCCAAATGGGACCAATGGTTGAACAGTTGGTCAAAGATGGTGTTGCTGGCCCTTATCCTTTGTCGCACTTAAATGCATTAAATATTTTGATTGAAATTGCAGAAATCCCATCAGAAAAAGAAAAAATAAAGTTAATCAATCGCCTTGGTGACGAACTTAATAAACTAATTGAAAAACCCGATAGCCAAAAAACTGCTGCAGAAAAAAATAGACAATGGGCGTTATTCACAGCCATGAATTCTATTGAAGAAATTCAATCTGGTAATCAAAATTTTCTACAGGCGATTCAACGGCAAAGAGCACTCATGTTTGCTGAAGGAATTGTTGAATTAAATGCCGCTGTAAAATTTGGCTTAGTTGAACCCACCGACGAAATCAAGCAAGTTCTTGAGCATCTAAACGGACCAATGGATTTGATGCATAAATTCAAAAACACCCAAGAAGAGTACGGCAAATTCAAAATCAGCGCATACGGGTACAACGCAGATGGGACTCCTCGCGCAAGTAAACTTAGCTTTGATAGAAAACGCAAAAAGCGCGTACGAGGCCAGGACATTACTGGTGAAAGTTATACAGAAAGACAAAAACGATTAGTAGGCGACAATGACCCAATATCGACGCTTGATTCAACGGAATCTTTTGAAACAAAAAATTCCGTTGTTTCAAGGTTTTCTAAAATAAAAGACAAAATTTTGTCTCGCGCCACACCTAAACAAAAAAGAGCAATTGAACAAGAGTTGCCAGAACAAAATAACGGAAGAATTTTAAACGATATAGGTTTAATTAATGCCGAATTAGATGCAAGCAGTAATATCAGAAACGGTATTTCCGAAGGCAAAACATTTGACAAAAAACTTGAAGACGACATTTTGCCAATATTAGATTTGATGGAAAATAATCAAACAGAACAAGATTTAGCAGTGGCTGTAGATGTTGGAAATATTAAAAATTCAAAAAAGATAAACCGAATGAGCTTTATGGATTTTACTAATTTTATGCGAGCAGCAATTTTGACAAATAAACAAAAATATGAATTAGACATTAATCCATTTGGGCCAGAAACTCAAAAAATAATTATAAAAGTACCTAAAGGTTCTCGTGGGGTTCCAGATTTTGATTTCACACCATCACGTAAGCCCAGAGGTGGGAAAGGAACACCCGATAAAATAATGGAAGAAGTAGAGCGCAAAAGAACTCTTGGCACGGCATCTATTTCTAAAGGTCTTCGGTCGTCTAGTACTGCGGCAGCCGCTCGTTCACGAGAAATCATTGAGCGCGCTCAAAACAACAACATTGATATCGATGCATATGAGCGTGACCGCATGCCTCGGGTGGATGAATTTAGTACCAACATGCAAGACGGGGAATTCAATCTTGGGGAATTTAAATTTTTGGTATCAGAAGAGGAAGATGCAAAACGCTCAAAGGACATACAGGAAACTATTCTTGCTGGTGGATTTAGGCCAAGTTATGACAGAACAAAATTTGTAAAAGCCGATGATAAGTTTATTTTAGACAATTGGTTTTACGGCGATGAAAAAAAGGGTTTTGGTGTCAGATTACACATTGTAAAACAAATCGCTATAGCAAAAGGCGATTCCAAAAAAGTGGAGCAAATTGACAAACTAATTGCTGATGTAAAAAAAATGTCTGCAGAAGAATTCAATATTGCCGTCAAAGAAGCGTCTTCGCGTTTAAGCCCACAATTTAGTCAAATGATTTCTGTTCAAGTTGACGACCCAGTAAAAATAATTCAAAGTGGGAAATATCTTACGGTCCATGACAGAGAAAGAATGAACCTTGCTGGCGCAAGAGGGCTAAGCGAACGAGACAGATTTGATATTGAAACAATTCTTAGAGCAAGGTCCAATATAGAGCAACGATTTCTCGGGATTAGCCCATCAGATACGTCTCCTGAAACGACAGAATTAAGGCCAGCATCTGGGTACGTTTCAACACAAACTGCCGTAAAAAAACGTGTCTCGCTTTTAAGGGAGACATACGGCGAAGATATCGAAATACAACATCCTTACGCGATTGGAGAATTAGCACAAGGGTCCAGCCAAGACATGGGCCGATATGGAGATGCTAGATTGATTTTGCGTCCAGAAGTTTCTGAGCGAACTCTGGTATTTACGGGTGACAGTATTGCAAATACTGGGGATTATTCTCCAGCGTTAAAACTTTCAACAATTGATGATAGCGATTATCGGCAAATGTATTTTGACCCAATGTCTATCTTGTATGCAGATAGGACTGGGGATATGGATTCAATTGCATCCCCTGCAGAAAATTTACCCAAAGATGGTGCGGGTAAAAATCGTTATCAAGAGGCAATGATTTTGGGTTCTTTTGATGCGCCAGATGTGGCGGCAATAGTTATTAGTCCACAGGAAGCACGCGAATCATTTGGCGAACTTTCATTTAGGGGTTACAATAAAAAAGCAGACCAAAATATTACTTCACTGATTGCCGCGGCCGAATTGCGAGAAAGTTTTTTGGACAAAGGCATAGACCTTGTTGTTGATTCTAAAATATTCCCATTAGATGAAGTTGAGCCCTTTAACGCAGGCATGACAAAATTTTGGGTTAACGAAAAAATTAAAAAGAACGACCCAAATAGTATTTGGCACGGCCTAACGGCCGAGCAATTGATTGTGGATGACGAAACAACTCCCTATGAAGCATATTTGCGAGCTGTTAATGCTAAATATGGTGAGGGGGTCAAACTTGATGGCACTATGGTGATTTTTGACCATCCCGATAACGAAAATGAAAACAATGAAAAAAATCAAAAAAATTTATCTGCAATGATTAATGCCGAACTCGAAAAGTTGCAATCTAAAAAACAAAATTCTTCAGCTCCAAGTCAAGGATTACGTTCCAGTTCAGCTTCGGCGCAAGATTCTCAAAATCTCCGTGGTGAAATAGGTTCAATACTTCTTGGTCCTGGAAGATTAAAAATTACTGGACAACGAGACGATGGGACTATTGTTGCTGAGCTGGAAGAACAAAAACGCCCAATCGAAACTTTGTCTAAGCTAGAAAATTCATTAAAAGAAATTATTGCAAGTCCTAATAGTAAGGGTTCTCATAAAATTGAAGCTCGTCGGGCATTGTCTGTTATTAAAGCAAGAAGAAATATCGAAACATTAAATAACGAATTATCCACCAAACTAAACAGCAATCTCGTAGTAAGTAAATTGCCAGAGATGATTGATGTTAATTCTTTAAGAATTTTAGAAAAATTAAAAAATGAAAGACAAACTTGGGGCAACCCAATTTCTTATCAAATCGAAAAAATGACCAACTTGTCTGATTCAAAAAGCTCAAGATTCGAATCAAGCGAACAATCAATACAGCAAATCGATGAAACAATTTCTAATTTAAAAAAATCTATTCTTAAAAAAGACAAAAAATTTGATTTGCTCCCAGAAGTAAAAAAGCAAATTGAAAAAATGGACGACAATGAAATAAAACAGAATCTAATAAAAAGTGCTAAAAAGTATATTGATGGCCTAGATAAGCGTCCTCGTTTTAGGTTCAATACAAACAGTATTGATTACGATAATTCTTCGGATTTAGATAAATTTTTAGAAACTGGGATATTCAAAAACCCTGACACCGATAAATTAGAAAATGTAAAACAACATTTAAGATTCGGTATTTCTCAGGATGCTTCAGATTCAATACGCCCAGTCAGGGGCTATCTGCTGCATTCTGACGAAATCAATGCTCGGTTAAATAAAGCACAATTAACAATTGAAAAAAACAAAGACAATTTTGAAAGACGTGGAATTAATACAGCAAAAATAAACCCAGAATTTTTGCCTGATTTTTTGACATTTGACCCCAAAGAACAAAACATTTCATCAAAGACGCCAAAATATTTGGATGGCAATTCGGAAGTCGTCCTAAAAGACACGTCGGCTCATAGGACTTTGACGACCTTGGGTGACTCAATGAAAGGTGCGCGCAGCGCAGTAGACCTTGATGGCGAAAGCGACGATGAAACGCTTCTTGTCGCCATGTTGCGCAATAGATACATAGATGCTGGTGAATTAGGCCCAGAAAACGCAACATCTTTAACTACTGAAAAAAGAATTTCCAATTTATTAAATTCATTTCTTGGTAACAAAAATTTTAACAATATTGGGATTGGTGAAGATGGCAAAAGACAATATGCAGAAGCTATTGTTGCTGGGGGTTTTACTCTTGACGACGTAGAAGAAATTAGACTTGATAAAAACTATGTTGAAACAAACATCTATAAAAATTTCAAACCCAAAACGCCCGATTATGATAAAGCTGGGGAAATTTTGCAACGTTTGTCAATTAACGATGATTTAAAAAATGTTTTAAGCATTGCAATTAATCCAAAAAACTTAAGAGAAAAAGAAGCATCAAAAGAAATGATTGAAAGAATTTTGTTTGTTCAGGGCCTCAGAGAAACCAGAAAATTACGCGAAGCCTACAGAACTCGTGTAAATTCAAAAATTAAAACAGGGGAAAGTCCACGAATTATTTTTGCAAATTCTGACGGTCTGGATTATGACAACCCTAAAACATACAAGAACTATCAAGAAGGTATGACTGTTGACCAATTATTAGACGAAAGACTTGCCCAAGACGTTAGAGACATCCTGCAGAGACTAGGTAGGAATGTTGCAAGCCTTGAAGACATTAGGCAATTTAGAAAAACAATGATTGGCGCGGAACAATGAAGTCAATACTTGTCGGCGAACATCGTGGCAGAAAATTATATTATTTGCCCGAAAGTAAGTCTTTGGCCGAAGATGGAGCCCTATTAAACGCTTCTGGTCAAATCAAAATAATTAATTTTTGGAAATTTACAAGAACTAAAACAAATATTGACAAAATTTCAAATACTGATTTTCATAATTTTTTTTGGAATGGGAATATCGGCAAGTCAGGAAAGCTATGGCAAGAAACCTTTATTACAAAAATTGCAAATTTAGAAAATATGGAAATTTCTCTAACGTTTTTGCAAAACAAAAACAGCGCTAGGAATCAAAAATTGAGAGAAATATCAAACAGATGTTTGGATTTTAAGATAAACCTTAATTCTCAAACTATTGAAGAAAAATCTTTAAGAAAAATAGGAAGAAAAATTGGCCGAGCCCTAACGCCAAACAATAGAAAACTGGTTGGTCGTAGGGTTATGTCTCGGATTTTTGGCGAACAAAACCCGCTCGAAAGGCTTGACGCCGATGGTGATGGTTTGATTTTTGACGGTACATGGCGTGAAATGCCAGCCCCAAGAAAATT